AAGCGCTTCGTCGTTACAGACGGCCTCCACAAAGTCCGTAATCTCAAGAACGGTAAGTCCGCTGGTTTCCCTATCATGGGTTCGGCAACTGCCAAATACCACGTTGCAGGTAAGGACATCCTCGATCCTTCCAACGGTCTCCTCAACACCATCGCTCACGGTGAGCGTATCATCTCTCTTGATGATCTCCTCGTAGCTCCTGTCTTCATTGCGTCTATCGACGAGTTGAAGAACAACTACGAAATCCGTGGTGAGTATGCTGAACAGCTAGGCCAAGCGCTAGCTATGGAGCTTGATCGCAATGTCCTTCAGGTCATCGCCCTCGCTGCTCGTGCAACCGCAAACATCCCATCCGATCCTAAAGCGAACGGTGGCTCTGTCCTCGATCAGTCTGACGTTACCAATCTCGGTGATACTGGTGAGTCTATTGCGGAAGCGATCTACGAAGCAACAATCCTCTTGGATGAGAAAGACATCCCTGAGAATGATCGCTGTATCGTTCTCCGCCCTAAGCAATACTCGTTGCTAGCTCGGAACAAGGACTTGCAGAACGCTGATCTCGGTGGCGCACAGCTCTACCTTGAGAATCGCATCCCACACGTTGCGGGTGTTAAAATCCTCAAGTCCAACAACGTTCCTAAGACAGTTATCACCGCTAAGGCTGGCGAGAACAACACCTATGACGGTGACTTCTCCAAGCACATTGGCACGGTCTTCCAAAAGGACGCAATGGGAACAGTTCGTATGCTCGGCATCGGACTCGAAGATGAATACTCGGTTGCCCACCAAGGCACGCTGATGGTAGCTAAAACTGCTGTCGGTCACGGTATCCTCCGCCCAGAGTGTGCTGTTGAATTGTCCTCGGCTGCTGGAGTCTAAGCTCCTAGCTAGGTTGTTTTGTTTCATGTGGTGTGAACAGGGGAGGTCTCGGCTTTAAGCTGGGGTCTCCCTCACACCGCATCTTTTTCCTATTTGTTCATGTATTGTTTACCCCCTGTTAGTTTAACCACTGGCAGGGGGTTTTTTTCTTTTTATTCTTATGCCAGTCACAGCAACTACCCGCTTATCTGCGGTCAATCAAATGCTCTCCATGAAAGGAGACGCACCAATTTCTCAGGCTATCCTAGATGGCTTTCTACCCCCCGACCTCCAAGCGGCTGTTGATCTCCTAGATAACATTGATCTAGCTGTCCAAGCCCAAGGTTGGGGCTTCAATGTCGAGCAGCGTGAGCTAGCTCTCGAAGGCGACGGCACGATCCTTTGCCCAACCGATACTATCAACGTTCACAAAGGAGAAGAGACTGAAACCGACCCCATCAAACGTGGGTCTATCCTGTTCGACCGAAAGAACCGCACCACCACATTCACCGAACCTGTCAACGTCCTACTCACAGTGCGTCTCGACTTCGATGATCTACCCGAAGAAGCCCGCCGCTACATCTTTGTCCGAGCTGGGCGATCTCTCGTAGCTAACTGGGAGAACGCTGAAATACTCTGGCAGTTCTCAAAAGCTGACGAGGTGGAAGCACGCGCCGACCTGATGAAGGAGGAGCTTAACCAAAACTGCTACACGCTAGCTAACTCAGCTGAGCAGAAGAACGCACGGAGATATAATTAAACTATGATCGAAGTAAACATCCCGAACCTTGTTGGTGGAGTCACACAGCAAGCAGAAGCTTTACGGTTCCCCGCACAAGTAGAAGCTCAGGTTAATGTGATCCCATCCATAATCTCAGGAAGCACCTCACGTAATGGCACGGACTACCGTGGGTCGCTGACTGGGGATTTCACTCCCGATACGTTCATCCACGACATCAACCGTGATAGCGACGAACGCTATTCTGTTCTCATTCAGGGTGGAAACTTACAAGTCTTTAACTCCGAGACAGGGGCTGAGTTTCCTGTCAGCTTCCCTGATGGGAAAGACTACCTAACTACATCGGGGACACCCATAGGGGCATTCAAAGCGCTCACAGTGTCAGATACGACATTCATAGCTAACACAGAGAAGGGCATAGCTCAAGGTGTAGAGGCTTCGGGTGACGCACCTGCTGATGTCTTACTCTTCATCAAGCAAGGAGCCTACGGGGTTGACTACTCTGTGACGCTAAACTCAGGAGACTTTGCAGCTAAAGCAGTCATCAGCGCTCAATGGTCGAACGTTGGTACGAGCAGCTGTGATTTGAATATCAGCCTAGTTTCAGGAGGTAGCGGATATACCGTGCTCCCAACTATTATTGCCGTTGTTCAGAGTAACACATCAAGCTATCACCGCCCTAACTGGAAGACACGCACCTACACGCTTGTTCAGGATGGAGTTTGGAATACGACAATGCAGACTAATGGCGCACCCACAGTAATAGCTAGCTTAGCTAATAACTCGATTGAATCATTCTCTGTATCCGCATCAATTAAACAACAGCAGCAGGGTTACTCACAGATCGTTAAGTCAACCAACAACACTACGAGGATCTCAAGCCCTGATAGTCCCCCCGAGGCTATCGCCCCAGTCACTATCACCCACTCAGCTAGTAAAACTGAGGCAAATCAAATCTCAACTAGGTATATAGCAACCAAACTCAAGAATGCTCTTGCTGCTAGCGGAAACTTATCTGAATACACATTCACGAAGAGTGAGAACCTAATCAGAATCAGCCGTGTGGATGGGACTTACTTTGAGACTTCGGTGAGTGACGGTGCAGGAGATAGCTACATCGGGCTAGTTCAGAAGTCAGTCGAGTCGCTAGATGGGCTACCCACAAACTGCTACGATGGTTATTCAGTTAAGGTGATCGGGGACTCCACAGAATCCGCAGATGACTACTATCTAAGATTTAGCACCAATAACGGAGCGGAATTTGGTCTAGGCGCATGGGTTGAAACAATCGCGCCGAACACGATAACAGCGTTTAACACAACAACAATGCCGCACGTCCTTCTCTCCCTTGGGGGCAGCTTTGAGTTCAAACGCGCTCCTTGGGCGGATCGCCTTGTTGGTGACGATGAGACAAACGCCTTCCCGAAGATCGAGGGTCAAGGTGTATCAGCACTGAGCTACACACAGGAGCGCTTAGGTCTATTCGTTGGTGACACCTTCGTATATTCAGAGACCTCTCAGCCTTACAATATGTTCAGGACTACAGTGACCAACGTGCTCGATACACAACCTATTGAGCTAGAAATCACAGATGAAGCTGTCTCAAACATTGAACACGTTTCCCTGCATGAGGGAAACATCCTATTGTTTGCTGAGAAGGCTCAGTATATCTTAGATTTATCGGAGGGGTTCACCTTCGATAAGGTCTCACTGTCGCAGTCCACCCGCACGGAGTTCAGCTCTAGCTGTAAGCCTATCGCGTTGAATGCTGATACGTTCTTCTGTTTCCCTCGTGGTGACTCCGTTGGACTCAAACAGTTCTCGGTGGATAAGAACACACTGAAGCTTCGCACATACGACATCTCAGCGCATGTTCCTCGCTATATTACGAAAGAACCCTACCTGATTACAGGCGTGCCGTCTGAGGATATGCTCCTCATCCACACGACTGATGAAAGGGACGGTTGCTTTGTCTACCGCTTCGTTGATAAGAATGGCGAGCGCGTTCAGTCATCGTTCAGTAAGCTAACACTTGGTGGGCTGGTGCTTCATAGCTATGTCATTGATTCGCTTGTCTACTTCCTAATCAGACGAGGAGGAGTGACGCACATTGAGCGGTGGAACCCCGCCGTAGGTCAGTTCAACTCGGCAGAAGGCGTGGACTTCCCAACGCTACTTGATCATCGCGTGACAGACGCCGACGCAACGTTGAGTTATGACGGCGGCACGGACATCACCACATTCACGCTCCCTACGGATATTGAAAGTGGAGCTGAGCTAGCTATCTGCACTCGTGGAGCAAACGCGGGAACACTCCTAGCTACTCTCGACGGTGATGGCTCAGCTAGCTATGGCGTGTCAGGTGATCTCACAGGGCAAGAGCTGTGGATCGGTCTAACCTTCGCCACCTGTATCGAGCTAACACGCCCCACAGTGATGAAGCCGACAGGTGGGGGTGGTCAGGTCGCTGTTACTGGTGGTAACTTTCAAGTGCTGTATGGTCGGCTGACGGTCAATGACTGCTTCCCGTTCTCAGTGGTGGTCTCTCAGAAGTATCGAGACCCCTACACCTACACCATGAAGGAGACAGACCTTGGTGTCTTACCTACCATCCCAGCTACACCTAACGATGGTGAGTATCGATTCCCAGTCTACGGACGTTCAGACAAAGTAACTGTAACCCTAAAAAACAACACCCCGTATCCATCCAGCTGGCTCAGCTTAGCATGGGAGGGACGCTATACCAAAACCAACACAACCCTATGACAATAAACAAACAGTTCTCCGATAACGCACTGATACGCAATATGCGCCTCTGTGATGTAGTCTCAGTCGGTAGCCGCCTACGCGCAGCTGACCTGAAGGAACTCACGCACGATGGGAGAAAGTCCCAATTCGCAGGACTGTTTGAAGGTCTACGGGATATCCACCAATCCTACACAATCGAAGTAGCAGGCTCGCCCGAAGGTTTATTCGGTGTCGGGCCTGCTGGATACTCCGAGCGTGCTGGGATGATGTGGATGGTTGGAACAACGACACTCATTGAAGACGCTAGCTACATATTTGCGAAGTCTAGCTACTGGGTCGTTGAGCAGATGCTCCGAAATAACCCCCAATATGCCTACGTGCATAACTACGTCCACGACGAGAATACCATAGCAGTAGCTTGGCTTCAACGTCTGGGCTTCACCCTCGCCAACGCCTACACGAGGCACGGCATGAACTTTCTATTACTCATTAAAGACAACCCCTACTACAAAGATGTGTGAACCAATCTCAATCACGATGGGCATTATGTCAGCTGTCGGCACAATCGCATCCACTATGGAAGCGCAGAAAGCTGCCGACGCTAAGGTCAAAGCTCAGGAGCGTATGGGCAAGAATGACATCATTGGCGCACAGCACGAACAGAACTCCCTACGAATCAAACAGGGACAGGAGAAACGAGCTTCCGCAGCTGAAGAGCAGCGCTCGGATAGTGCAGCCGAACGAGCCAAGGCGGGAGCCGCAGCAGCAGCAGCTGAGGGTAATGTCTCAGGAGCTTCTGTTGACTCACTCCTACAGAGCTATGACGCAGAGAACGGACGCTACAAGTCCGCCACTCAGAAACAACAATCATTCAAGGATGTCGGCACGGAGTTAGCGCTCCAAGGCACAGACATCCAACTCACTCAAAACCTCGAAGCCTACAGCACTCCCGTAGCTGGGCCTAGCTATCTAGCTGCCGCAGCTAATATCGGTGCATCCTCCGCCTCTGCTTATGGTAGCGGTATGGATCGTGTCGCAGCGCGTGAAACATAAACCCCTAAAATAAATGCCAAGACGCGAAATTAAAAACCCCCTAGTTGGTGCAACACCACAGCTAGCACACGGAGTCACCTCACGCAACCGTATCACAACACGAGCTGAGGGAGCTATCTACAACTCAGGAACAGCAGGCACAGCCAGAGCGCTCGCTCGTATGA